TTCTCCGATTCTTGCGTGTTTACTTTTCTTGTTTTGACTTCACGTTCTCGATGGCCGAGTTGATGTGTCCGTCAAAGTCAGCGTCTGGCACTTCGCCTTTGGCTGCATAAGTGAATGCTATAGCACCAATGAGACCAAGTACAGCCATGATTGCACCGAATGTCGCAGATTCGAGTGCGTTCATGTTTAGAACGGAACCTGCACCGAGTGCCAGGATGCCAACACCGAGGGCAAATGCGCTAACGCGGTAGGCGCGCTTCAATAGTTTTTTAATCATCACTTCTTTTTCTTTGCTGGAGCCTTGACGGCTGGTTTAGGTTCTGCAGCCTTCTTAGGGGTAGGGTTGGCTGCAATGTGCTTGAGTGGATCCACGAGCTTGTCGTAGGGGCATAGGTGAACGTTCTTTGACTTCGCGATGCTGAGGTGCAAGTGCGCACCGGTCGTGAACTTGCCAGTGTTGCCAACTTTGCCGATTGAGTCACCAGCGTGAATGTAGTGCCCGATGCTGAGGTTTGGCTTCTCGAGTAAGTGAGCGTAAAGCACAAACATGCCGTCAGCTGTCGATTGAATGATGAACCAGCCAAGTCCGTCAGACCATTCATTGGTTTTGATTGCGCCGTTAGTGATGGCCGGAATGATTGTGCCAGCCTTCGGTGACCAGTCTTGACCGCGGTGCGGTCTGCCTTCGCGGTACGGGGCTAGGTTGCCAAACTCGTCGCCACGAGTCGATGCAGGGAATGGTTCGATGTATTGCGCCACTAGATGCTCCTGGTGATTAGTGAAACGATTACGGCCACTGCGACCGCGGTTGAAATGCTGGTAATCCAAGCCGATTGCCAACGTGCCTTTTCGAGCTCGCGAATGCGATTCTCATGATCAGCGACAATCTCTAGGCGCGCTTCAATGACCGCTAGGCGATTGTCGATGTGTGCCAGGAGTGTCGGGGTCGTCGGGCGTGGCAGTTCGGCAGACATTACTCTGCTTCTGGTGTCGGTTCAGCCTTTGGTGCTTTGGCTGGCTTTGGTGCTTCTGGTGACGGCCATGGTTGCATGTCGACGTTACCCATTAGTTCTCCTCTGGTTTTAGAATTGCGTGGCATCCGCCACACTCAGCAGAATCGGGTGATTCAGTGCCGAAGTCATAAATAACGCCCATGTTCGGGCATTCATCTTTGTTGCAAACAAACTTGCTCATTACACTCCCTCGTAGGTAAAGCCAACGTTGATGACATCGGTGCTTGCCCATAAGAATGGCACGTTTGAGGCAGTGTTGACTGCGTGAACGTAAGTGCCTGCGCCGTTTAGTGCGAGAACAGTCGCAGTTGATGTTCCAACTCGAATCACTCCAGAGTGGAACATTGTGCCACCATCGACCATGTTGACTCCAGCATCCCAGAACTGATCGGCGGTGATGGCGTTGATTGGCAAGCTGAATGTTGCAACGCCTGTTAGGGCACCAGTCGTGCCGAGAGTAATACGGCCACGCACGTTGACTTGCTTGCCGACCACTTGGTAAAAGAACGCTGAAGTGCCACCAGAACCGAGAGTCACGTTAGCCAAGGTTGGCGTGTAGGCAATCCAAGTTGACGGGAACAAAAAGTTTCGCCAGGCTGTGCCGTCGTAATAGGTTGTGATGTCGTTTAGGTTGATGTAAGCAAACTGTCCCTCGACCGGGCTAGTGATTGCAGCGTTACGAGCCGCGGTGCTTGCGAACGTCGGAATCGACTGGTTCATCAAGAAGGTGTTGACGTCGCTAGCCGTAGCTAGTGTGCCAGCGGTGAATGTTTTGAATGGCATTTAACGCCCTTTCCATAGGTCGAAGGTTACATCCCAAGAGTCAACAGTAATAAAGTGGTTGGCTCCGCGAATAAAGAACACATCGTCGATTTCTACTTTACTGTTTGCCACGGTCACTCGAGCAGTGTCGAGCGGGTCACGCAGCAGGTATTCATTTACTTGACCAGCGCGCAAAATGACTGGTGCAGTTATTTGGCGCACAAGTTGTGTCGGAATGGTCGAGGTGACGATGTTTGCAGCTGCGTCGGCATCGGCTGCGTAATAGTGTCTCGTGTAAACGGTTCCTCGTAGATCTCCAATGATGGCGATTGAGTCATCGTTTTGTGAGTAGTCATCGACACCGCCGGCGGTTGTGTAATTGAGCGTGTTGACATATTGCAGTGAGTCAAAGCCCATAACAATGTCGCTGAAGTCTGCCCGGTTCGCGGTGGCACTAGCAGCGGCCTGAAATACAACGTCGGGGGATACTGTGCGATTTACGAGCTCGTACCAGGTGTAGTAATACAAATCGGTGTCGCTCAGGTTCGGTTGATAGACCAGCGCACCGAGGTTAGTGTCGCTCAGGTTGTTGACTAGCGTGCCGTAGTCGACATTGCCCGAAGTCGTGAATCCTTGAACGTCATAACCCACAAGTCCGGGCGCACCCGACTGGATGATGTTTACGCCTGTAGCAGCGTTCATTACAGTCCAAAAGTCTGTCGAGTAACACGGATTAGGCACCGAGATGCCTGTAACCGAGGTGTAGTTCAGCACGTCACGAATAGGGTGGTCACACTGGAACGTGATTGTGTTTAGCCAGTCAATTGAGTAACTAACGTCACAGTCTGCGATTCTGCCCTGCCAAAGGGTTTTCCAAACAGTTGAAGCGGTGTCAGGGTTAGGGCGGACACGAATAGCGATTGGTGTGCCAGGGCGCATGAGTGAGTTCATGGCAGGGTCATAATCGGCTCCCTGCATCACGATTGTGGCCGTCGGAGTTATTGGTCGAGCGTAACCGCTCAAAACATCGAAACCGTTGTTGGTTTGTATGTTTACAACGTCACCGGTCACCTGTTGCCAGGACATAGTTTCGGAGCCTGATGCCCAGTTGTCTTGATCCCATCGCGAGGATGACCAGACCATAACGTTCGGGTCGTAAGTATAGACAAGCACCTGAATGTCGGTGCTGATGTCAAAAACGTCGTTAGCCATTACCGATTGCCTGTTTCGCGCTCGTATTTCTTGATTGCAGCAATAATCTCTTGCGGAGTCATGTTGGCTTTGTTGATGTTGATGGTGTAGTTGTTCGAGGTTGTGATTCCCTCAGTGATTCTAGGAGACAAGCCCGTTTGACCAGCACCGGCAACCCCGTTGTATGACGTGCCGAATAGCGACTCACGCTCAAGAATCGCCTTGATTGCAGCTGCACCATAAATCTGCTTCTTTACACGATCAGCAAAGCCAGACAGTGGCTGGTTGATAATGCTGGCAATGTTGAACAAGATAACGTCGAGTGATACGGCTAGAATCTCAAAAGCCTTTACCAGACCGTCGAGGGCGTTGCCGTTTGACGAAAGCGAGCCGAACAACTGCCCGATAGCGTCAATCACTAGCAGGATTGAACCATAAACACCGCTCTTGCCGTCTTTACCGACAACTGCTTCCCTGATTGCCTTGAAGGCTTTGCCTGTGTCCGTATTTGGATTGCTGGCATCCTCGATGAACTGACTGATTGCTGGAATGGCCGTCTCGGTCAAGAACGTCACAAACTGCTCAACATACGGAAGCAACTGAGTGCCGAACTCCTCTGCCAGGTTCTCGACAGCAACATTGAACTTGGCAAACGGGTCTGCACCGGCAACTGCTGCTCCCTTGACGGACTCGGCGTAATCGTCGATGCCGCCTTTAGTTTTGCGAAGCTCAGGTGCCAAGCGGTACAGGCTTTGCGTATTGCCGTTGTTGGCTTTGATTAGAGCGTTCAGAACGGTGTCTAGGGGCTTGCCTGAAGCCACAGAGCCGTCTAAGGCTATTTGGAGTAACTTTTGACCGCGTGCGAGGCTTCCTGAGCCTCTGACGGCGTTGGCTAGTGCCGGGCGTAAGTCATCGTCGAGGATACCGGTCTGCTCCGAGAGAGTCTGGACAAAGCGTTCCGCTCCCTTGACTTGAGCATCTGAAGCCTTTGTGGTTCTTACCAACTGGCCTGCCAAGAGCCTCTGCTGCTTCAAATCCTCTGCAGCTGCTTTAGTGGCGTTAGTAAGTCCACTGATCAGCGCGCTAGCACCTAGGGCAATACCGAAACTGCCAAGGGCTTTGGTAATACCGCCAGAGACTTTTTTGGTGGTTTTCTCGAAGCCAGAGAGAGACTTCTGCGAACGTTTGATGCCTTCTCTAAGGCCTTTGTCGTTTGCGAGGAACCTGAAGGATAGGTTAGCCATTTTTATTTAGCCGAGCGGTTGAGCAGTTTGACGAATGCTGCGTATTCGATACCACTAAGTGACCTGTACTCTGCCGGCGTCATGTTGGTTGCCAGGCAGAAGTTAGCCATGCGTTCGGCTTGCTCCTCTCTTAGTTTTCTTTTGGGTCGTCATCACCGCTGAATAGTGCAGTGGCTTGTTCCATCGAGAACTCACCAGCCTGCTCAAACGTGAAGTTAGGGTCAGTACGTTTTTTGAAAATAAAGATTATGGCTTTGAAAACACGGCCACGCGGTGCGCCGTCATCCATGATCGAGTCGATGCTTCTACCCGTCAATAGTTCAATCTGCTCAATCTCATTGAGCGTCATTGTGTCAAAGTTGATTTCCATTACTTGGCTCCGAGTCCGTATTTGTCGATAAGGTTTTGCATGTCGCGGTTATAGTCTGCCACAATCTTGTTTAGTTGCTGACTAAGAGCACGATACAAGAACAAGTTTGGTTTGATGTTCTTTTGAAT